GTGACTTGTCGTACTCGTTGAGCTCCACGCTGCCGGAGGCTGGCCTGAATCGATTCTAGGGAGCCCTCAGGCGACGTAGATCAAGTCAGCCGAAAACACTTCATCCCAGTCCACTCGTCCGATCTGCTTGACCTGGTCAAGGGTCGCAAAGCGCTCGCCGGGCAGGCTCATGCGAAGCTCGATGATCCGCTTGGCGGTCGAATAGCCGACACCCTTGATTCGATCAGCGATCATCTCCGCGTTCGCCATGTTCAGGTTCAGGCGCGTGTCAGGCGGGATCGCCGGCTTGGGTACAACGTCGGGATCCGCCTCGTCCTTCTTCAGCGGAGAGGCCGGCTGTTCACCGGTGCGTCCCTTGCCCGGCTCGTAGGCGTGCAGATCGGCAAGGGCCACGTAGTTGATGGCGCCAGTCTGCGTCTTGACCATGGCGTAATCCTTGTCGTGGTAGCTGATCAGCTCCACGATCTGCCCGGTCTTTTGGTTCTGATAGAGGCTCATGCTCTTCGCTCGATCGGGTCTGCAATCCTGCAGTTTTAGATCTTAGGAGAGCAGGGCAGACAAGTCGCAATGACCCGTCTGCCCTGCATCAACTTCAGGACGAGGCCTGCACGGGGTTGGGCAGACCGCCGAACGCGGACTCATCGCTGACGCCGTCCTCGGTGTAGAAACACGCCTCAGCCACCAGGTAGCTGCCATCAGCCTCGTTGGAGGAGAGGGTGCTGGTACCAGCGGCGGGAGTGGTCGTGTTGCCGTTGTCGACGTACAGCTTGAGCGTCAAGCCCCCGGACTGAGTGACCTGAACGGGGGTGATGAGCTGGAACCTCGAACCAGCCGCATCCGAAGGAGCGATGGTCAGGCTCGTGTCATCGATGGGAGGCGTGCTGGCGGTCGTCGCCGTGATGGCGCCCGCGGTGGTGCCCACGGAGACAGCACTGGCCAGCTTGATTCGGTCGCTGGCGTTGCCCCAGACCAGGCCAGAACGAGCCGTGCCCTTGCTCCGGTCTTTCCGCGCATCGAGGATGCGCAGGCCGACGTGGTACAGGTAGGCGTTCTGGGGGATGGTCAGGCCGACAATGTCCGCCCGCGGCTTGTCGTCGGGGCGCTTGTCGGGGCTAGGGATGATCACGTCAAACTCTTTGGCACCCACAGAGGTGACCTTGACGTAACCGATTCGGTGGTAGTACACCCGGCCAGGGAGGGCGATCACCGGCTGGTTCTGGTAAGAGCTCAGCGGTGCAACCCAGTTGCCGGGGTAGATGGCCTTGGCGATGCTCATGGTCGGTCCCTCCGATCAGTAGACGAAAGAGTATGCGACCGTCACGAAATCCTTGTTCAGGATCTCGAAACCAGCGAAGAGCGACCAGATCATGATGATGAAACGACTGAAGTCGTCGTTGTTGTTCAGCAGGATCTGAGCATTCTCACCGCCAATGCCGACGCCGATCGCCTGCATTCCGAAGAACAGCAGGGGGGCCGCTTCGTAAGTGGCGGAGGACGAGTTGCCGGTCACCGGGATGGTCGCGGTGAACGACTTCTCCGGCAGGTTGGTCGATTCGAAGAATCGAACACCCTCAAACACGAAGCCAGTCGGCATGACGGGCTGGCCAGCCACGAAGCCGGCCTGGCCGTAGCCAGGGCCCATGCCCGTGTAGAAGTTGGCGTTGGGGGCCAGGAACGGCTGGCTGGGGTCCACCATCCCGGAGCCGGGGTAGCGGGCCACCTCGCGGAAGTCGGAGTCCTGCCGCATGTGCTTCATCGCGGTGGGATCGAGGATGGCTCGATAGTTCCCATCAGCGAAAGTGGGCACGTTGCGCTTGCGCAGTTGCAGCACAACCTCCAGCAGGTCGTCCTTCACGCCGAACTTGGCGGACTGGTTGGCGTCGTACGAAGCGACGGTCGTCCCGGTCTTGGTCTTGTTCTTGGGGAAGTAGTAGCCGCCCTGGGTGGAGTCAGACTTCCCGTTGGCCTCGGCCTTGAACAGTTCGTCGGCGAAGACCCGGTCGCGCCAGCGGCGATAGTCGTCCAGCAGGGTCATCGAACCGATGCTCTGGTGGAAGACCGGCAGCGAACCCGTGTCGATCAGCAGGCGCTGAGCGGTGATCAGGGTTTCGCGGGCCACCTTGAAGGTGCTGGCCTGGCTGGGATTCTGGGGATCAGCAGGGCCCGTGTACTCCTTGAGGGTCACGGGAACCTTTTCCTTGACGATGTTCCGAGAGGAGCTGGTGCCGATGGTCTGATCGGCGGTGCGCTCGCGGGAATCCTTGGTGCCAGGATTCCCCCAATAGCGGTACCGATCCAGCTGCACCGTCTGCCCGGGCTGCGCACCGAAGTCGTGAACCACAACGGGGTCCACGGCCATTTCGATCACGTAGGCGGGATGGGGCCGGTAAAGCTCGGCGCCCAGCACCTTCGGGAAATCATTATCGACCCACATGGGAAGAAATGCTCCGAGCGATGAGGGGATGTAGCGCGCGGGATGCGTGCCAGGTCATACGCTAGGGATAGCTGTGTGGCGAAATTGAACACGCAAGGGGTGCGAGAAGTCCTTGGCGTCCTGCTAGCGGATGGTTGCCTTGTTCGCGGGCATACCCCGACAAAGGTCCGGATCACGGCAGCCATGCACGGCGGCGCCGGCGAGCGAACCTTCCTGGAGGAAAAGGCTGAGGAGATTCGCCGCTGGATACCGACGACAGCCAGGATTGCGGATTACGAAACTCGAGCGCGCGATTCGGGTCGCACGACAACCGTGTTGCGTTTTCGCTTCACGTCGGACAAGCTTGCACCGGTCTACAACCTCCTCTACCCGTACGGAGAGCGCGAGATCACGGGCCCCGCGCTGGAGTTCCTCGGCGGCAGAGCGGCAGCATGGCTTTGGGCCGAAGGAGCCAAGGCCCTCGATGGACGGGAGTATCTACTGCGCAGGGTCGGGCAGACAGAAAGCGAGGCTCAGCTGGTCAGGGGCTGGCTCCAAATGCTGACCGGGGCGCAATCGGTGGTGGTTTACCCGCGCGATGGCAGGGGGCACGGCAAGGGGCTGCCGCGGCTTCACTTCGAGTCCGACCAGGTCTGCCGCCTTCAGGCAACCTTGCTGCCCTACGCGCCAGCCGCAAGGCCCCAGCTGTTTGACACCACTCTCGAATGAACGCTCAATTCGTCAGCTTGGCCGTTGCCTACTGCCTTGGCGCTGGCGTGATCCGCCGCAAAGGCGTCAAGCAACGTCCATGGCTGGAGATCCGGCGACTGGAAACGGAGTCAACGTACCTCGAGCATCAAGTGCGGGCGCTCCGGCGTGCGACGCGCCAGTCGATTCGCGTCGAAGAAGACCTGTTGCCGGGCAAGGGCTATTACGACGTGCTGCGCGTTCGAATACAGGCACCAGCCCTGGAACGAGCTGCGGAGATCCTGGCCGATGGCATCAGCGATGAAGCCCTGCAGGTAGCCGGAGCAAAGGGCATCGCCAGCCTCTGGATTGACAACGGGTATTGGGGCCGCGGAGGGGGTGCCATCTCCACGCGTTCCCCGGAGGAAGCGGCGATCGTGTGTAACGCCGTGCGCGAAATGGGCTCAACCTGCTCCTGGGTCGTCAAGCCCGCCTCCGTCTGCATCCCGGCTGAATCCATGCACAGCTTTGCGTCTCTCCTCCGGCCTGAAACTCATCGGTCGATGCGCCACGCGTTGCGTTTTGGCGCGTTTCACGGCGCTGCGCTCCTGGAGTCGCAGAACCGCCGGGCACCAGCAAGGAGACGCCTAGGATCAAATGGCCGTTCCAGGGCAGTGGCACCGTTACCCCCTGCTTGAGCGGCGAGCAAGCGAATGGATCAGGCCGCTTCCCAGAGAGCATCGATTGCCCAGTACGGTGGCAGCGATACGGCTTCTCCGAGCTTCAACCGGCCGTCGTATGTTCTCTACACGTCGGTCAATCATCCCAAAGACTTTGGCCCAGTCAGGCAAATTGACCTTGATATCGAAGGTGTTGTCGGAGCAGAAAGCGGTTCGCAGACACTGTTCTTCACTTTCACGACCCTCCTCTTGTCTCGGGTAACACTCCGTCGCGTACTTCTTAATCCTTACACGGACCAGTATGTTTCCGTTTCGCTAAGGAATAACGAAGGCTCAGTTCTTTTAAGTTATGACGGTTTTTCCTATTCGCTTCCAGACTCACCCGCCAGGCTTGGCGCCGCCCCAGTTCCGATCTTTGATCTTGGTTACGTTTCCTGCGGCTACTGGGTGACGGGGTACGGCGAGAACGACTGTCAGCAAACCTCGCCCAGGGCCACCCCCGTCGGCAGCGGTGGCGCAGCCGCTCTGGGCGTCGAGCTGGCATCGGCCTCCACTGAGATCGTGCCGCCAGGGCCCTACCGGGTTGTCGTCAGCAGCTCTGAATGGCCGCAGCTCCCCTATCGCTTCTTGTTGAATGTCGGTCTGGTCGGAGAGCTTTCCGGCGCTTCTGACCTGCAAGACCAATCGCGCGCCCAGCTTGGGCTCACGAAGCCGGTCGGAGAGGCCAGGTTGCGCCTGGTGCCAATGGGCGCGCTTGTCCGTAGCATCGCGCTCGAGGGCACTGCCACCTCGCAAGCCGTACCATCGGGCACGGTGACAAGGACTTCACCGTACGGAACTTGAGTGACTGCCAGAATGGCGGAACTGATTGCCCTGTCATGCCTTTCTCCCAGTACCTGGCATCCAAGCTCCTGAACTGGCACCGGGGAACGGCGATGCCGACCGCGCCGGCCACCATTTACATCAGCCTCCACTCCGCGGATCCTGGTGTCAATGGCCTGGCCAACGAT